GAAGCTAGATTAGTGTTCTGAGCAATCGCGCCACCAAAGTTACTGCTGGTGTTGATATAAACAGAACCTGTGCCAGTGCCGCCTACGTAATCAAGAGAGACGCGATAAACTTTGCCAACTTCTGTTGTAATCGTTTGATAGGCTCTCGAAGTAGATCCATCTGAACCGTCCTCTGTTACCCGCAAAGCACCACTAACGACGCTCAACGTAGCGCCTAAAATGCCTGTCCAGCCTGTAGTGTCTGTGTCGAACGTCCCATTAGTCACCAGCTCAGAACCTATGTAGTTAGGCTCAGGCCACGGTAGGTTAGCTGATGGGATAGTGAATGTCTCAGCCGCTCTGGTTACGCTAGAGCCAGACGTTGGAATTAGCGATGAAGGTGTGGATGCTTCCTCACGCTGTGCGCCATAGACTTGAATGCCTGATGTACCGTCGCCAGTAAAACTGCCAGCGCCATCGTTTGCTAAAATTTGAACTCTAAAGCCATAAGCGCCTGTGATTGTTCCTGATACAGTGTATGTGGCCGCAATTCTATACCAGCCATTGCCTACATCTTGTATTGTTCCCGTAGTACCTGATGGCGCAGTTAGAACTGTGCCAGCTTCTACGTCAAACTCCACATTCTGAGTCGAGCCTTCTGTCGCACCTACGTGTACTGGACGAATAAATACTCGTTTATATCCATCAGCTTTTACATAGGCTGAATCTGTAAAGGTGCCTGTATCTGAAGTAAGATCATATTGCACATAATGCTCACCACTTACGGTTGTAGGCACAACGGTTGACGCTGATTGTGTTCCATCAGGTGAAATTTCAGCATCATCAGTCACAGTGACTTTTATGCGTGTAGGCCAAGTGTTGAATTCACCACTTTTAGGCAATATGTTAGTCCTAGACTCAGACTCAGCCAGTACGCCCTCGTTAACCCATGCAGAGCCGTTGTAGACGTGGTGGCCTATGCGTGGGAGGTAACGTGCAGAAGCAGGATTTACTGAGGATTCTCGGACGCTGATGTTGTCGTAGTCGTTATACTCAGAAGCAGGGCCAGCACCTAACAATATATAAGTTGTTGTTGCCGTAGCTACAAACGAAATCGTAGAGGTTGTGCCAGCAACTATTGAGGTATCAGAGGCAAGAGCGCCGCCGAAGTTTGTATTGTTGTTTATATAAACTTCACCTGATCCGCCTGTGCCGCCAACGTAGTCAACTTTAACTTCATATGCCTTTCCTGCCACCGTAGAGAATGACTGATACGCTCTTGCTGTACTTGCATCATTACCATCTTCAGCAACACGCAAAGCACCGTTGACGACGCTAAGTGAAGCGCCTAGCAATCCTGCCCAGCCCGTGGTGTCCGTGTCAAAGGTGCCGTTTGTAATCAGGTTAGGGCCAAAAGGACGTAACGCTGTAGGAACGTATGAGTCTCCACGCTCAGGGTTGTCTACCATGCCGCCTAAGTCAGAGCGGAAAATGTGGAACCCCCAAACGTAAATATCAGACGCATCACCAGATGAATTGTTGTAAATCGCAAAGTTGGCTGTCGTAGAGTTTGAAGAAGTTGTTGCTTCGTGAGTCAACAGCGTCCAATCATCTGCGCTTACAGACTTATCTACATATTGTGCGCCTGTCGTGCCGTTGTCCCAAATACGCATTCTAATAGTCGTTGCACTTGATACTGCTTTGGCAAACACGGCAAAGGTGCCTGTAACACCACCGCGAATATCTGCGCCGCCGTCAGTGATATAGACGTTATCTCCAGCCGCGCCAGCAAAAGCATATTGACTTACTCCTGTTGTGCCGTTTGGTGCCGTCACACTACTAGCCGACGTTACTGTTACATTACTTTTGAAAAAATTAGATGCTGTAGCGTCTTCACTGTTTCGGCAGAGATTATGCGGTGCCCATTTGATGACAGGCATCTCTCGGACTGACACAGAATCTATTTCTACAGTCGCAGACGTTGATCCTGTAGCTCCAAAGCCAAGCTCTACTGATGACGAGGAAGCGTTAAAGACAACCTCACCCGTTCCTTTTGATGAAAAAGTGCTGCCCTGCGTAGAGCCGTCAATTCTTACACCTACTTCGTGTGATACGTCTTTGATTTGGAAGCTAACAATATATGACTTTCCAGCAGTTACGCTGAGAGTCTGCTGAATATGATCCTCATACGATCCGCCGTTCCTATCAATAAAAACACAACCTGAAGATAACCACGTTACAGACGAGCTACCAGCACCTGTTGTCCAGCTACTTAAATCACTGTCGAAAGTTCCGTTAACAACTACGTTAGCGCCATAGCCGTCCGTCATAGTGGCATTGCCAGCACGGGCGTGGGTGACTGCATTAGCGAATGTCTTGCTGCCGCCGTTGGCTAGGTAATACTCGTCTTTGAAGTCCAATAGCAACTTTGGGTATTTGCCAGCCGCCCCAGCCTCTCGCAGTTCCTGATTGATGCGGTTAGGACTCCGCTGAATGTTGATTCCAATGTTGACTGCCATTAAGTGGACTCCTTCGGAAAGCTCTCTATATCACCATCAACCTTAGTAGATTGCTCCAGCGCATAGCTATCGCCACTTTTCGACACAACGCCCAGCGATACGCTGACGCCGTTTTGTGGCGCAACACTCATCGACGATTCTGAGCCGTTAAAGGGTGAGATCACCATCCGTTTTGTCGCAAAAGAAAGCGTGCCTGCCGTAGTAGTGCCCAGCTCTAGCGCAATGCTGTAACTAGTGCGAGTTGGTGAAGTAAGGTTAATCATAAGTGATGTCGTCGATTAACTTTAATTTGAATGTCTCAGTAGAAAAAACCTCGTCATTCGCATCAGTAAACTCAATATCACAAGAATGCGTGCCAGTTGTCCAACTTGCAGTCGCGCTCGCGGTAGCAGTCAAACTAAAGACGCCGCCCGTTGCGTTTGTGATTGTAGTGGTTAGCGTAGCGATTAACGTTGAGGTTTGGCGAATCTGCGAGCGGATAGTGAAATCAGTGATATCAACTGCGCTACTATCTTCAGTGAGCGATATTACCCACTCCAGCGTGTCGCCTTTTTTATGGGTAATCTCTGCCATGTTTAGCCTACTACTAGCGCGTGGATACCTGTTGCGGTTGTACCAGTAGACTTAACCCGTTTAACAGAGCAAGTCAGTGTATGAAAATCAGGTACAGTTACGGTGCGCTCGTTGCCATCAACATTAAGAAAAACGACATCGCCGCCCGACTCAATGTATAGGCCAATAGCCACATTGTTTGCGCCCACATTGTCAGTCGAGTCGTTGGTAGTTACCTCAATCATGTCATAGACGAGGCCAGACTGATTAGGTGATGCCGCAAATACAAACGGGTTTGCCATAAGAAAAGTCCTCCAGAATTACGCAATTATATCATTGATCATGGTTGATTAGGCCATGCGATATCAGACTCAGCTACATTGTCAGGATAACTAGCAGGTAAATCCCTCAGCGCCTGCCGATAAGTACGCCAAGCCGCACGCTGTTCATCAGTTAAAGCATTGTCGGCTAACTGAGTCCAATCAGAATCCCGCAGCTTGTTATCTCTCGTGATGCGTAAATGATCAACAACAAAAACAGGCTCGATAGTCACCTCGACGGGAACGCCGTCGCGGATCTCGTACTCATCTGGCGCGTACCATCCAACTATATAGCCTTCGCCGTCACGCAACTGCGCTTGTATGTTGTCAGTCATAACGTTTGAGCGAATCTTGCCAGTCGCAAGGTTATAGCGGGTATATTTCATCGCTTTAGCTCCAGCGCTCTCAAATACGCAAATCTGCCATAAACTGTGTAGTTTGGTATTCTGCCGATTTGCATGATGTACGTGTAAGTGCCAGCGGCTGGCGTATCAACAATGTTGACTGACAACTGCAACCCTTGATCACGATGCACCTTGATTTCGTTTGTGCTGTAGATTCTTGTATATGTCGCCCCTTCTTTACGCCAGATCCAAAGCTGCACAGTAGTGTAAACATTGCTGTAATTGGCAGATCCACCAGCCCAGAACTCAAAACCCGCAACAATATCGACTGAGCCGCCTACCGTTGTAAGAGTTACATCGCCCTCATCGGTAGCTGAGTTATAAGTAACGGCGTTCTGCCCTGTTATAGAAGTCGCGCTGGTTGAGCTGTTGTAATCGACTTGTATGCCAGTGACAGCGCTACTAGCTATTTGCGTAGTTCCAACGCCGCCATTTGCCACAACAAGATTGTCGCCGTCTGCGCTTAACGTTACGTTATCAATGCTTATTTGACTGGCTCTCAGGTTCCCCGCCGTAATGTTGTCAGCGTCTATGTTGCTGACAGTAACAACTGTGGCGTCAATAGTGCCTGCTGTAAGAGTCCCTAAATTACCGCTAATTGCCGCTAGATTTGTAACGTTGATTTTGTCTGCCGTAACGGCATCTGTCGCGATATTGCTTGCAACAATAGTTCCATCAACAATGAGATCGCCAGTAATGAAATCACTTTCTTCAACGAAAGCAGGCGTTGTTAGCGTCGAATCGTAAATATACGCTGCGCTGACGTTAGGATCGCTCGTTGTATTAACGACAATAACAACATCACGATTTCTAGGATTGCGGCCAAATGCGGTGTTAAATTCTGCGTCAGTCGGAGCGTCTACATTATCGCTTGCGGCTGTGGTTTCATATCGATAGATGGCGTTGTTGTTAATGTTGCTTATAAGATCGTTGGCATCGGTTATCGATGTCACGCTGCTGGTTAAGCCAAACGATGACGCGGTAATGTTTCCGCTGACTTCTAAAGCGCTACCGTTCCAAGTCATGTATCGACTGGAATCGCCTATGCTGAATTTGTAGGCGTCTGTGTCGTACCCTAGGAAAAAGCCCGTCCCAGTATCGAAAGCAGTTTGGCCGCCTTTTATCGCGCCGCCATCGCTTAGAGTAATCCCGCCAGCAGTTAAGGTGACACCAGACTCAAGCCCAGTCTCCGCCTGATCCTGCGGGTTCAAATTTTCTACGTCTCCAAGTCCAACGTCATCCGCGTCTACAGCACCATCGCCGATATCAGCGCTTCCTGCCTGAACTGAGGTGCCGTTAAAGCTCGCTGTGGCGGCAGATTTATTGCCAGAAAAATCTACAGACTTCAGCCAAAAATAACGGGTAACAGCACCAGAAAGCCCTGTGACTACGTATTCCTCGCCATCAACAATGCTTGTGGGTTCCGCTGGTATCGAATTAGTATCACTAACAAATAGCTCGACGTGCTTAAAATCCAACGCGTCATTGCCTGTCGGGTTGTTCCATTCTGCCGTAATGGTTTGAATGCCACCCGTTGCACTGGTATTGGTTGGAGCTGGTGGCGCAGTGTCATCGCCCTCCATCAACTGATTTAACAGCTCTGTGCCTGTGCTAGAAACGCCAATTAAGTTAGTAGCCTGAACGCGGAAATCGTAGTTAG